ATTCGACCGCTGTTAACATCCAGAGCACGGCCAACAGCGGAACGGTTTACAAGAATCTCGTTTCCGTCCTGTCCACGGTTGCCGCTGCTGATGCCGAGCTTACCGGGTGGGCGTTCTCTCCGAAGGCTGACGCTATCCTCCTGGGTGCCGTTGACACCACTGGCCGACCGATTTTCGTGCCGAACGCCAATGAGGGTTCTATCGGCTCGATTCTTGGCGCTCCTGTCTATCGTACTCGTCGTGCGTACAAGCAAGGACTCGACAACGACGTTCTTGGCTTTGCTGGCGATTGGTCGCAGGCTTACTACGGAGTCGTGGACGGTATTAACGTTGCCATCTCCGAGGAAGCAACCATCAACGACGGCTCGAAGCAGATTAACTTGTGGCAGCGCAACATGTTCGCCATCCGCGTTGAGGCCGAACTTGGTTTCGTGGTCAAGGACAGCAATGCCTTTGTCAAGGTCACTGGCACGGCCACGGGTTCGACGGGAGCGACGAGCTAATGATTCTCATTAATCCAATCACGGGCGGCGAGGTAGAGACGTTCACCGAAGAGGCTACGAAGCACCTGCTTTCATGCGGGTACGCGCCGAAGGTGGACGAGCAGCCCAAACCGAAACGCACGAGCACGCGCAAGCGCACTGTTAAAAAGGAGCAATAAAAATGGCATTCGCGTTAGTGTCCGATATTGAAGCGCGGTGGCGCGATCTGTCCACTGATGAAGAATTGCGTGCAGGCATTTTGATTGACGATGCTAGCGCGATGCTTAGCTCAATGGTGACGGTTGACGTACACGACGAGCAGCAGGCGGCATTACTCAAAACTGTCTGCTGCTCGATGGTCATACGCTCAATGAGCGCATCGGCGGCTGAAAACTACGGAGTTTCGCAAGCGAGCATGACGGCTGGCGCTTATACGCAATCGTGGACGTACAGCAACCCAAGCGGCGATATGTACCTCACGAAGCTTGAAAAGAAGCTGCTTGGCATCGGTTCCGGCTATATTGGCTCGATTGAACCAGCAATCAACGGCTGTTATGGGAGCAACGAAAATGATTAAGGGCGTAACTGTGGACGTTCTAAGCCCGACTGACGGCGCTTTAGACCGTTTCGGCAACAAGACCAAGACTTATGTTAAAACGTCCGTTAAAAACGTTCTCGTAACTCCTGGCGCTACCGCTGATTTGGAAGCATCGCGGCCAGAAGGCGTGACAATCGATTACACGTTGCATTTTCCGAAAACGTTTAGCGGTTCTCTCGAAGGGTGCAAGGTTGAGCTTCCAGCGCCTTGGGCTGGCACGTATGACGTTGTTGGCGCTCCATCTCCGTATATTGACGAGAACACGCCAACGCCGTGGCACATGCCAGTGGAAGTGGTGCGTTCTCATGGCTAGCGGCGTAACGGTTAAGGTTGAATTGAACGACCGCGACTTAAAGCGTGCTGTTGCGTTCGCGCCTGGTACTGAGGCGGCTTTGCGAAAGCATACCGACAAAATCAAGTCACGCGCCAACAGCATGGCTGCTGGTTACACGACACCGAAATGGCACGATCACGAGACTGGCGAAACAAAAGGCGGCACAAAAGCCGTTTACGACGGTGACGTTACTTTAGGGCGCAAGGGCTATGTTGGAATCGTTTACACAGCCAACTATGCAGCCCAGAAAGAAAACCACCTACACAACACGTTGCTAAAGGCGAAAGGGTGAGCATGTACAGCGTTACGGAACAGTTTGTCAAATGGCTTTCCGCGCAAGGCTATGCGGCATCAACCTACCCGCCGAAATCCGGCAACGAGTTTGTCACTGTTGAGCGCACAGGCGGCGCGGTTGTTGACATGGTAGACCGTCCAGAAATGGCGGTGCAGACATGGGCGCAGACCGAAGAGCAAGCAGAGAGAATGGCGATTAACATACGTGATTCGCTATTGCTCGGAAGCTTGCCGTATGGCGTTCATCACGTGGCTGTGGAGTCAGGGCCTTATCCGTACTGGGATGAATCGACTGGCCTTCCACGGTATCAAACCGTTTATTCATGCGTTTCTTACCTGAAAGATTAATAAGAGAATCAAGGAGGTTGCATTATGGCAACTATGAATGCTGAGCAAGTCGGCATTGGTTCTGCTTCTGCAACTGGCGCGGTATACGTTGCGCCTAAGAGCACTTCATTGCCGTCTGACGCAACAAGCACGCTTAGCGGCTTTACGCTGCTGGGCTTCACGTCTGATGCTGGCGTGCAGATTTCCGAATCTACTAGCACTAACTCTATCCGCGCCTGGGAAGGCCGCACGGAGGTTTACAACGCTCGCACCGAGTACACCGAGAGCGTTTCGTTTATGCCTATCCAGTGCAATGCTGACGTTGCAAAACTTATCTGGGGTGACGACAAGGTTACCGTTGATAACGTTACTGGCGCGATTCACGCGAAGCACCACGGCGGCAATCTCGAACCTGTGAAAATCGCTATCGAGACAACTCCGCGTGCTGGCATCGTCAAGCGTTATTGCGGCGAGTTCCAGCTTACAGAGCGCGGCGAAATCACGATGGACGGCACGCAAGTCGATGCCCGCAATCTTACCTTTAACGCCATTGCCGACGAGAGCGGCATCACTATGCACGAGTTCGTAGCGTTCATAACTGGCGCTACTGGTGCAACTGGCGCTACGAGTTAGGCGGTATAAATGGATGTGAACGAACTTTCAGCCGACGAGCTGAGGAAATTGGCAGACGAGAAATCAACCGTTCGAACGATTGATGTTGACGGGCTTGTTGTCCACGTCGATACCGCGAAGTGCAAGAGCTGGCACGCCTTTAAGATCATGTCTAGCGTCGATGCTGAGCTTAACGCCGAAACTCTGCAAAAGATGATTGACTTTATCGAGCTTGTTACCGACATTGACGAGCAAACCATCATCGAGCATTGCGGCGGTGAGAGTGCTTCTTTTGAATCCGTCGTTTTGACCGTCTCGAAGATTGTTTCTGAGTGCTACCCAAAAAACTAAGCGTGCTCGTCACTGAGTTTCGCATCCACGAAGAGCAGTTGCGTGCGGATTTGCAGCAATACTACGGCATTGATTTAGATTATGCGATGGCTGGTGGGCATACCGCTTACCACATAGCATGTCTTATGGTTCAACTGCCTGTTGATGCTCGAATCCGCACGGCTGAAAATCCTGACAACCAATGGACGCTGACCGACATTCTACTAGCGTCCATTCTCAATTCGTTAAACGGTCTGATATACGGCATGTCCGATTCAAAGAAGCGTGGACAAAAGCCGCAATTAGTCGGGCCGTCTTGGATGCAGAGCAAGCGCATGAGGTCGATACCAGCGCGTGCGATGCCAGTTGACGAGCTAATCAGCATTCTAAACCAGCCGAGGAAGTGAGGCTATGGCTAGTGAATCTGTAGGCAATGCGTATTTGAACGTAGTGCCGAAGGTGGACGGTGATTCAAAGTCACTCGGTAATAAGTTCGGTAGCGATTTCAGCAGCGGCGCAAGTACCGCGCTTTCTGCTGGCGCTGTAGCTCTTGGAAACATCCTATCTAATGTTGTCACCAGTGCCGCGTCGTTCGTCGGCGAACAGTTTAGCAATGCTTTTCTGAACTATGCCGATTATGAGCAGCTTGTCGGCGGCGTTGACACGCTGTTCAAGGAATCTAGCCAAGTTGTGCAGAAGAACGCCGAAGAAGCTTTCAAGACGGCTGGCCTGAGTGCTAACGAGTACATGGAGAACGTAACGAGCTTTAGCGCGTCGTTGCTTTCTTCGCTTGGAGGCGATACCGCAAAAGCCGCCGAGGTTGCTGACAAGGCAATTATCGACATGTCGGACAATGCCAACAAGATGGGTACCGACATGGAAGCGATCACGACGGCTTACCAGGGTTTTGCTAAGCAAAATTACACCATGCTTGATAACTTGAAGCTTGGTTACGGCGGTACGAAATCCGAGATGGAACGCCTTTTGAAAGACGCTTCCGAACTTGCTGGCGTTCAGTTCAACATTGATTCGTATGCGGACGTTATCGAAGCTATCCACGTAATTCAAGAATCGATGGACATTACCGGCACGACGATGCGCGAAGGTTCCACCACGATTGGCGGCTCTATCAACCAGCTAAAAGGCGCGTGGAGCAACTTTCTAACAGAGCTAGGCAAAGACGATGCAGACCTTGGCGCTAGGGCTGGCGAACTTGCTGACAGCGTTGTTATTGCAATTGAAAACATTGTACCGAGAATTCTTGCGGTTGGTGAAAACATATTCGCTTCGATACCTGCTCTAATCGAGAAGCTAAAGCCGTATGTTGATGACTTCATACAGAAGGCAGGCGCTTTCATAGAGGAACACAGGACAGAAATCGAAGAGGCTAGCGGTGTTCTGTTCGATGGCATCAAGACGGCTCTCAAAGAGGCCATGAACCTTGCGGTTA